TAGTGGTGAAGGATATTCATTCAATAGAATTGATGACCCTGATGCAATTGGTCTTAACCAAGGTGGTATAACATCTGACTGGTACGCATATCTTGCAGCATACAGACAGTTCGCAAATCCTGAGGCTGTTGATATCAACGTATTTGCAACTCCTGGTATTGACTATGTAAACAATAAGACTCTTGTCGAAGAGGTTATTGATATGGTTGAGGAAGAGAGAGCAGACTCAATTTATGTTGTAACAACACCTGATAAGCCAAATGGAGCATCTGATATGGTTGACGAGATGTACACTCCTGACGATGCAGTATTCAATTTGGAAGACTCTGAGATTGATTCTAACTATACTTGTACATATTATCCTTGGGTTAAGTATCTTGACCAAGATAACAATCAGTACATTTACTTACCTCCAACAAAGGATGCAGTTAGAAACTTTGCACAGACCGATAATACAACATATCCTTGGTTCGCTCCTGCTGGTTTAGATAGAGGTGACGTTAATTGTGTAAGAGCGCACTTCATAACCAAGTTAGCAGATGAGGATGTTCTTTATGAAGGAAGAATTAACCCAGTTAAGACATTTGCGACCGATGGAGTTAAGATTTGGGGTCAGAAGAACTTGCAGATTCGTGAGTCACAACTTAATAGAATTGCAGTACGTAGATTGCTTCTTAGAATGAGAAAACTTATTGCAATTGCTTGCAGAAGCCTCATCTTTGAGCCTAATGACCCAACAACGAAGAATATGTTCTTATCAGCAGTTGCTCCTATTATGGACAACATAAGGGCTAACAGAGGTATTTCTGATTACAGAATTGAGGTTAATGACACGGTTGAATCACGTGACAGACGTGAACTTCCAGCCAAGATTTACTTCAAGCCTTATAACGCACTTGAGTACGTTGTGTTAGACTTTATTTTAACGCCTGAAGGAATTTCATTCGACCAAATCTAATAAATTAATCCTGAGATTTTCATATCTCAGGATTTTTTTTATAAATGTGCAGATATTTATATTAAAATATATTTTAATATGAGTAAATTTGTTAACGATTTATTAAGAGATTTAAAGAGAACTTCCAAATATCTTAAGGAAGATTATATATTTGATGATATGGAAGGCCAAATGGGTCCTGAAGGTATGGAAGATGAAATGGGTGGTGGAGAAAGGCCTATGCATGACCCTACTATGCCTCAAGAGCAGCCACAGGCAGCACAAGAGGGCGATAACGCTGAAGCCCAGGCAATGCATGCTCAAGAGGTTATTAAGCATGAGCCTATAATTGGTAAAATTAGAGAGACTGCGATTGAGGGATTGAAGAAATATTCTGATAATCCAACTTCAAAATTATATGAGTTTTTCAAAAAGGTATTTTTGGAGAGCGATAAAGTATTAACCGATACCGGTAGCAAAAATTAATTAAAGATATGCCAAAACAAATTATTAGATTAACAGAATCAGACCTTCATAATATTATTAGAGAGTCTGTAAGAAGGGTTCTTAGGGAAGAAGAAGAGCCTGAATATACTGAGGCTGATTTGGAAGCAGCTGAAAAATTAATGCTAGCGCTTAAAAAGAAAGGCGGTCCTGAATTCCTGCAAGCAGCTAAGATATGGCAAAACATAAAGGAAAAATTAGGAAAAGTTAATGTTTTAAATCAGCCTAATGCAAATTATTCAAAAGAAAGGAATGAAGAACTTGGAAACTATACTCATGACCAATGGCTGCGTTGCGCACCTCAAGAAAGAAAGAATGTAGACAGAAAGAAAAAGCCAAAGCAATCTGAAATAACAAAAGGAAGGGAACAAATTGCAAAAGATGCGCTTAAGAGAGAAAAGGAATTAAAAGCAATTGAGCAAGGAGCAGCTGATGCTGATTAAAGGCATTAAAAGGATAACGCATTGTTATCCTTTTAATTTTGCGTTGATATTTATATAAAAAATAATTATGAAACAAATTATTAGATTAACAGAATCAGACCTTCATAATATTATTAGAGAGTCTGTAAGAAGAGTGCTTAGAGAGCAAGATGAATATACTGAGGCTGATTTAGAGGCAGCTAAGAAAAAAATGAAAGCACTTAAAAAGAAAGGCGGGTCTGAATATTTGAAAGCGGCTCAAGAATGGCAAAAAATAAAAGAAAAACTAGGAAAGGTAAATGTTGTAAATCAACCTGGTGCAGACTGGTCAGAAAAAGAAAATGAAAAACGCAACATTATGACTCATGAGAAATTTAAGCATGTAGACCCTAGAAAAAGGAAAGACATAGATAAAGATAAAAAGCCAAAGCAATCTGAAATAACAAAAGGAAGGGCACAAATTGCAAAAGATGCACTTAAGAGAGAAAAGGAATTAAGGTCAATTGAGCAAGGTGCTGCTGATGCTGATTAAAAAGTATATGAGTGGATTATTATAATCCGCTCATTTTTTTATGCCAATAGTGCCCATGTTACTATTATTTGAATAAAATGCGCCAATTGGTCTTGAATAAGGTTCAATCTTAATTGATTTGCCTTTGCGTTATCAACTATATAATGTATGATTGTGTTGATTATGACGGAAAGCAATAAAATCCACCCGGAAGTATTGCATAAGAAAATTATTGGCAATATAATGGCAATTGACCATTCCAATGAATGCTCAAATAATGCCATTTTATAGTCATTTTTATACTTATCGAAAGGTAATCCGTCATCTTTGCATGCTTTTATCCACCATGATTTTTGCTTTAGGTATGTGAATTTATCCTGAAGAACAAAATCGTCAATTATATGACAGAAAAGCATTAAAATTAGAATCTTTATCATAAATGTGCATATTTTTGTACAAATATACAAAAAAAATATGTAAAAAATAAATTATTTAATATTTATTATCAAATAATTAATTATTAAAAACAATAAAAGACATGTCAGATTTACTTTTGAAAATGCCGCTCAATTATGAGCCTTTGAGAAAAAATAGATGGTTATTCAGATTCCCAGCTGACTTAGGAATTCAAGAATGGTGGTTATCTAGTGCTGCACGTCCTACAATAACACAGGAAGAAACACAGATACCTTTCTTAAATACCTCAACTTGGGTTGTTGGTCGTTATACATGGGACACCATCCAGGTAACACTTCGTGACCCAATTGGTCCATCAGCATCACAGGCTGTTATGGAATGGGTTCGTTTACACTCTGAGTCCGTTACTGGTAGGCAAGGTTATGCTGCTGGTTATAAGCGTGACGTTGAGCTTGAAATGCTTGACCCAACAGGTGTGGTTGTATCAAAATGGATTCTTAAGAACTGTATGTTAACAACTGTTAACTTTGGTGATTTGGATTACAGCTCTAGTGATTTAACGACCATACAAATGACCTTACGCTTTGACTATGCAATACTCGCATACTAACCATCTGTTAATCAATTATTTATAATTATTATAAGGGATAAGTTTTCTTATCCCTTTATTTTTTTCTTTTTTTCGCTATTTTTTCTAAAAAATAATTTTATATAAACAAATAGCATATGGATAGCAAGGAAATGTTGTATGAGATTTCTTTAAAGTACAATACTTTAAAAATGTATGATAACACTATAGAACAAATGAAGAAAAACGGTTCAAATAGTTCAGTTAAAGACATTGAAAAGGAAAGGGATGAGGTTGAAAAAGAATTAATAGAACTTTTAAACCCTGCGGTTAAGTCTGTTAATGATGATGGTTACAGAGTCAACCCAAAGATTGAAAATGATAATGAATTTTTAAAGAAAGTTCATGAAAATTATGAAAAAAGAAAAGAAGAAGACAAGTATTATTTTGATGAGGAATCTGAAGATGAGTATGAAATAGGTTTAAATGAATATCCATATGAAGAAAGCAATAAGCCAAGACTTTCAGATGTCCAGGATAAGATGTCCAATTCAACATGGATTAATTCATCAAATTTTATAGTTAGGTTTCCAAAGGATGAGATAAATATTGATGAATGGAGAGTTGCATCATTTTCATATTCTTTGGATAATCCTGCGTATAAAAAATGTTCTTGCAATAATTATTATGAAGAAGAAGAAAAAGATGACTCTATTGGTGGTAATTTTTTTGTTAGGGTGAATGATTTTTCAGAAAAAATAGATGATACTAGATATAATATTTTATCTAACATTGTTTTAGACTTATATAGAAATCCAAAAATCAATAAGAATATTTATGTTGATATCATAGATAATAATGGAAAATTGCTTTATACGATAGTTTTTGAAAAATGTGTATTTACCGGTACTAACGGCGTTAGTGGCGTGTTTGATTACGGACATTCAGAGCTAAGTTCAAAAGAACTTATGTTTAATTTTAAAAACGTTGTTATATTAGCGCCAAATGAAGATTTAATTGAAGAATAATAAAAATGCGTCAACCGATTAAAAAGGGCAAACTTATAAATAAACCAAAGCCAAAGGCTAAGAAAAGGCTTAGAAGACCGGACGGAAAACTTGAAAGGGTTCATCCAAAGTTCGGCACTTCTAAGCTTGAACAGGATTTTGCCGAGCAGTTCCTTGATACTTTGGGCGTAGATTATATCTGGCAATTTGAGGCTAAGGATATAGGTCGTTTCTATGATTTTTATTTGCCAAAGCATAACCTTTTAATAGAGGTTGACGGCTCTTATTATCATGCTGACCCAAGAGTTGTAGATGAAGGCAAATTAAGCCCGATGCAAAAGAAAAACAAACGTGTTGATGAACATAAAAACGAATGGGCTTTAATGCATAGCATTCCTATAATGCGTATTTGGGAATATGATATTAGAAATAACCCGTCAGGCGTGATGAAGCAACTTAAAGAGAGGCTTTATATTGAAGATAAGGCGCAGAATAAAATAAACAATAAAAATAAAAGACATAGGAATATATTGAAATGAATGCTACATTATACATAGAGATGGAAAATTACGAGGACGGTGATTTTGACATATCAAATGACTATTATAAGTCTGATGAAGAGTTTTTCGATGCAATGGATAGGGAAAACAAGAAATATTCCAACGTTGCTTATGATGCTATTTCAGGGCTTGGAAACTTATCCAATAAAAAGATTGC